TGTGGGGACATATGACAGATATGATATCATTATGGTTTATACCACTAACTATACTAACATTATTAGCAGGGTTTGGTAACGAAATCCGTAAGAGGGACTAATTATGGACGAATTTACAAAGAAGAGCGTAGAGAAGTTCGATAAATCCACAGTAAGAGAAGCAGTTAAATTTATAGACAAAAACCCTGCACTAAAGAAGATCAGAAGTATAAAAGACGGTGAAAGTTATAGCACTATTAATTCAGGCGTAAATGATCAAGCATACAAAGACGGTTATGATAATATTACCTGGAGTAAAGATAAACCCAAGCCTAATTTCAAAGTAAAAGTAAATGGCAAAGTAGTGAGTGACCCGGATGAAGAAAAGTAATTGGCATGGCGGTAAAGGTTCAGGACGCAGAGGATCTGATGATAAAAAGTATGCTGACAATTGGGACGCAATATTTGGCAAACCCAGAGATAACATAAACACCAGAGGAAAAGGAGAACAAAATGGCAACACAACCAGCGACTCAGACAATAAAAAGTAACAAATATGGAGAAATACCTCCTGGTAGTTATATGGGCTTCTTTAAGTGGGGAACAGCAGTATATGACGCACCTATTACATACAGTTATGGGTATATAACAGCACCCAGTAAAGAACACATGGACTTAGCAGTACTTAACTATGTTCAGAAGTATGGATTAAGAGAGATATCATCAATAACAGAGGAAGAATATGAGAGCAAAACACAAATACAATCGTAAAAGTAAAGAAGGTGCTAGGAGAATAGCACAAAGTTACGGTTACAAGCATAGCATACATAATGAGCCTAAAATGGTTGCATTGTTACAACGTGCAGGTATATACCTGGCAGGTATAGACTATACAGATACTACAGAATTTACAGACAATATGCCTAAAGAGCATGTTGCAGATGCAGAAACAATTAAGTTATAAAGTCGTAAGTCCTGTGTGACCTTCTAAAAGGAGATTGCCATTTCCTTAATTCCAGGCACACAGGCAACCGATAAATAATAATACATTATAAACACAGACAGTTAAAAGAGGTAAAGTGTCCACTAACAACTGTCAGTAGTAAAGATGGGTCTTTATAATAATGTGTTTCCTTAAAGCCGAACTCAGTCAAGCGATTCGGCTTTTTTTTGAGTCAAAAAAATACCCACAGTATGCGGGTATCTTTAACCGTTGTTTTACATCGGTGTGACAAGTTAGGACAAGCCAGTATTAGTTATAACATGCTTTAATAAATGTCAACAAAAGTGGCCTAAATGGCTAAAAAGGATAAATAGTAATACCAATACGGCAACATAGCGACTGGAGATAACAATTGGCTAAACAAAATTATCACGAATTTATAACTAGCAGAAATCCACTATACTCTAAATACTTTAATGACTGGCAATTAGCAGTTAGAAGTTATTATGGCGGGCAAACATATAGGGACGGGCAGTACTTAAAAGCCTATGCTAGTGATTACAGTACTAATGCTGAAACCATAAACACATACGATATAGACGGTGAAGGCAACACTATAGGTGTTCATAAAGCCAGAGCATATGATGTCAACAGTGAAAGAGCCGCTGACAACGGAGATAATTTAAGTAACTACTATCAGGAAAAGTTAGCAAATGTGCCAGTATTCCCATATACCAGACTGTATATCTCAGAATACAATGCAATGTTATTCAGAGTAGCACCACAAAGAACAGTACCAGATACACCAGAAGTAAATGCTTTCTTAAACAATGCTGATGGAGATCAGAATTCCTTAAACGAATTTATGAGTCAGGTAGATACATTTACAAGTGCAATGGGAGTCGTATGGGTAAGTTGCATCAAGCCCACAGACAGCCAGTATCCTAAATGGAGAATGCATAAACCAACAGATGTAACCAATTGGAGTTACAAATACACCACAAGCGGAGATCTAGTACTAGACAGGATCGTAATACGCATAGCAGAAGATTATAACGCAGAAATTTATCAAGTAATATCAGACGATTACATAGACACCATATTTGTCGCAATAGATCCAGATGATGATATAATGGTACCAGAAGGTGCTGAGTATATCGATGGAACAGAAGACTATGATGGCTATCACAGAATACGCCAGCCTAATGAATTAGGTACGGCCTCAATCGTAAGACCCGTATATCAAAGTACGCCAATAAAAAATGGCATAGGGCATACGCCCATCTTTGATATTTCTAACATACAAAGATCCGTTTATAGTCTAGCAGGAGAGCAGTATAGTGCCGTGTCATACGGTTTACACCCTGTCAACATCTGTGACGAGGAAACATTCAATAGGAATGGTAATAATGTTGGAGCAGAGCCTGGTTCACTAGTAATAGTGGCTAACAGTCTGGACGGGCAACCCAATTACACATATGAATTTGCATCACCAGATCTAAGTAGTCTGTCAGAGATAAGAACTATTATGGATCAGCAAATTGATAAAATGAACCAGGTTGCAATGATTAGATCAGAAGACCTAATTAAAGCAAGCCGTTCAGGTGCTCAGATAGAGCAATATGACAGTAAATTAGAAGCATTTATCCGTAAAAAAGCAACCAGCATGGAAAATGCAGAATATAACTTATGGCAGATATGGTTTGCCTGGATGGGACAGGAAATGCCAGAAGACTTTAGCATAAGTTACAACAGATTATACAATCAGAAAGGATTGGAACACGAAATTAAAGAGATAGATACATTATTAAACGTATATGAAAGATACTCACAAGTATTTGGCGAAGATAATGAATTTACATCAATGCAGTACAGCACTGAAGCAGAAGCAGAGGCAGAAGCACAAAGATTAGGCGGTACTGGCACTCATGATCATGAACAAGAGGATGGTAGTGTAATATACATGCCATTTACTACACATGAAGAGTATGAGCTAAGAATGGAAATGCAGACAGGCACTGACATGTCTGAAGCACCAGAATTTAAGACAGAATTACAAGATAAGTTGAAAGCCAGGTTAAAACAACTGGTTGATTCAACTTATACTAATAATAGCCTGTAAAAAGGCAAGGTAGGGAGTAACATTACACCCGTAAACGAAAAATACGTTTACTTCTACGATAAAAGGAGATAATGATGGAAGCATCTAATGACACGGCAGTTCAACCCGAAAACCAAGTTGATCCGGTAACAGATTCCGCAAATCCTGTAAGTACTGAGCAATCAGCACCTACTGAGATTAAATCTGAGAACACAACACCTAGTGTTGAAATTAGGGATGGAAAGACTTATGTCAATGGCATAAGACAATACAGCAGAGATGATGTAAACAAGATATCCGCTAATGCAAAACACGAAGTCGAAAGGAATATTCTTAACGACTTAAATGTTGATAGCATAGATCAAGTGAAATCAGTTGTATCTACACTTCAAGAGGTTAATCCTAATGAAGGAGATGGACTAAATGTAGAATCATTGCGTGATGCAGTGAAGAAGCGTGAAGCCACAGTAGAGGAACTTAAATCACAAGTAAACAGTCTTAAGACTGATCTTATGTTAAAAGACCATATGGGTGAACTACATAACGCTATGCCAACCAATTGGACGCCAGAGCAAAGAAAGAGTGTTGTTACACTTATGAAAGCAGAAGGCATGTTAGCAGTAGAAGGTGACACATTTGCAATTAGAAACGGAAGTGACTTCTTGACAACAGATGGTGAAACACCAGACTATGCTAAAGCAATTGAATTAGTTGGTAAAGACAAGTTGGGTTTATCTTTTGGTAAAAAAGGTGTTGACATACAGTACGGTGAAACAGGTATGACAGATTCGGGCTCAGGTCCTAAAATGTTAAATACTGATAAAGTAAACACTGATGCTGATTACAGATCGGCGTATGTAAGATTACGCCAACATCAGCCTGGTCTGACTAAATCTAAAATAACCGATGCAATGGTTAAAAAGGAAATGAACAGATAGGCAGGAATAACCGGATTAAATTAAATTTAATTCATTATAAAATTAAAATAGTTAATACGAATTAACTATAATCAGGAGAATATTATGGCCTTTAATACAGGTACAGGTACTATTGCTCAGATGCTAGAAGATTTGGTACAGGATTTAATTCCTTACACATTAGACAAGACTCTTCTAACCAACCAAGCAATCGTAGCCAGACAAATAAACGTAGAGGGACAGGGTGGTTCACAAGTAAGAATCCCAGTTGCCACTATACCAACAGACGCGGCAGACGTGGCAGAAGGAGCATCAATCCTTGGCGCGGCGCCAAGTAATTTAACACCAATTGCGGCAAACATTTCATTCCAGAAAAGAGGTGTCGGTTCAAACGTCACTAGCGAATCGGTGGAAGAGGGAATGTATGAGCATGTAGTAGGTGCAACACTAGATAGGCTATCCGGTGTTTTGAGCACAGCGACGGATATTGCTGGATTTAGTACAATGAAAACGGATTTTACAAACGATGACGGCACAGGTGGAGCAAACGCTCAATCTAAGCACTCTTTTGTCTTTAGTCCGAGCGGAATTGCATTTGCACAAGCTCGTGCGCCAATGGTAAATCATTTCTTTGATAATGACCTGGATCAGCATAACTTTAGAGCAAGTTGTAGGAATGGATTTGCAACATTAGGAACACCAGCAAATACAGTTGGTAGAACTATTACATCAAGAATTCTTGGATCAGCAACAGCAACAGCGGCAAATGTCGAAGCACTAGCAACCTCGGTCGCTAACCTTAGACAGGACTCTGCTTTAGTTGGATTAGATGGAAATTATGTAGCAGTAGTAGACAGCGGATATGAGCTCGACTTAAATAAACAAATTGCCGCTTTAGGTGGAACAACAATTGGTTCATTAAGTGACGTCGGTAATAATGCATTGCGTAATGCGATATTCAGCGTATTGGCTGGAGCGACGCTATATAGATCTAATCTATTACCATTCGCATCTTAATTAAGGAGTAATTGATATGGCATTTATAACAAACGCGACTGGAAATGTGATCTCATTCGCTGAGTACACAGATGTAGTGCAGAAAGATCAACGTATATTTGAGAGTAATAATCTCAAAATTCCAGAAGAGTCCGGTTTCCTAACGGTACAGGATTATGTGGAAAATATTTTGGAAAAGAGCACTAATCGTATTTTGTTAAAAATGAAAACATCGGCATGGTGGAGTACTTACAATAGTTATACAGGTAATACCTATGAATTTAACAACTTACCTAATATAAACCCAGATCGAATAGATCCAGGTAACACATTAGGTAGACAGCAACAGTTCACGGATATGACTGTGTACTACTCAATAAGTCAATACATCGCGCCTTTGTTTGCCGAATTCGGTAACGACGAGTCCCCAGAAGTAGCAAAAATACAATACTACGACAACAAATTTAATGACATCTTTCAGGAGTTATTAAGTGTCGCAGATTGGCTGGATGCTGACGGAGATGGTACAGTCGATACTGATGAAAAATTAACAACATTCGCAAGAACAAGACGTTCAAGGGCAAGAAATACTATTGTGGTGGTTAGATAATGAGTAAAAGATCAGATTTAATAACTCAGATCACAACTAACTTATCTGGACACAACGATATTTCAATAAGTCAGGAGTTACCATTCGATTCGGGTGGTAACCCTCTTTATGAGAAAAACCCGAACGTCGTATATGTAGATGAGCAGGATATTGCAGTAGAGCAGTTATACAGGACCCTGGATCAGGGAAATGTAAATTTATCTACTACAACTATAAATGCTTATTTTAGTACGGATGCCAAAAATCAATTAACTGATATAACAACCGTTGTTTCAAATCTTCTAATCGCTAGAAATGTAGTCACAAACGTTACTGAAAGTAACAGTGATTATGAGTCTGATATAGAAGATGATACAATAACGTATACTTTCGAGTATACATTTACTACCATAGGAGAATAAAATGGGCGTAATTAACGTAACAGCAGGTTCACAAGCAGTCCTTACATTAGGTACAACAGCAACCATGGCCAGACCAGCAGGTACAAACGGAATGATTATTCCACTATTACAGGATTTGACCATAGCGTCAACGCCTGCAACAGTGAGTTATTCTGTACTATCTAGTGGTTCTAGTCAGTCATTCACAACCGTAACTGAGAATAATGTTTCAGCAAACATGTTAGTCGACGAAGAGACTATGTTTGGTTTAGCATCAGCAGGCGGATTGAATACAATCGCAGATAATGGTCTATTCAAAACATCAAAAGCCAAAACAGAGATATTCTTCTCTGTGGGTTTTGAAGGTTCTGATAGTACAGACTATTACTGGGAAGGTAAAGGTTTCATAGGCGGATTGGCCCCGACAGCATCTATTGATGCCGCGGTCTGGATCTCACCGCTGGAAATTATCGTGACGGGTGAGCTAACGCAAGGTAATGTATAAGTTGCTTAGAACTTAGAACTTAACAATGTATAACACCTTCAGCAATGGGGGTGTTATATTATTATAGGAATTATTATGGAAAAACAAGTACATAAAATAGCAAACAGATGTATAGTTAATGGTGCATGGACCAGAGACAGTTACGATGTTGTTATAGATGGAGAGTCATATGATTTTAGAGATCTTGCAAAACAGCATGGTATCGAAATGGACCCAAAATCTAAAAAACAAATAAATACAGATGTAGAGGAAAAACATGAAGATATGGAACGATCACACGATTCAGGAGATACTGAAGTCGATGGAGATGGAGATAGCGAAGGCACAGAATGAAGTAAAGTGTGCCCGGCGTGATGTTGAAAAAGCATCAAACAGATTAGCATTCGTAAGTAGTGCAATCCACAACTTAAAAGGTCGTCTAAGTGACGACACAGATATAGAATTATAGGAGAAAGATATGAACTTAACAGAATTGGCATCAGAGCCAAAATTAATCAAATTAACAATCGATAAACCAGAAATTGTAGAAAAATACGGTGAAGAACTGGAATTTTATGTCTACGACAGACAGCCTCTGGATGTGTTTACAAAATTAGGCGTTTCAACTACAGAAAATGCAATGCAATTTACAGAAATGTTATCAGAAATGATATTAGATGTAGATGGTAACCCTGTTATGGAGAACGGAAAAGTATTACCTATAGATATTGTTACTGAAGCAGTAACACTTATAGGCAATATGCTGGGAAAGTAACAAGCCATAATGTAGATGAAAATTCAGCAGAAACACAATGGTTGTTACTGTTAGATGCGATGGCACAACGTTATAGTGTTTTGCCGTCAAATATGTTAAGAAACGCTGATTCTTTTGATTATTTGGTGTTTGATGTTGCAAATACATACACAGCATATAAACAAAGTCAAAAGGAAGGTACGGTACCAAAAGGTATGTATAGTCAGCAAGACATAGAAGAACGATTTAGTAAAAGTACAGGTAAAAATATAAATGAGCACCTTAAAAGTAAATAAACGACAAGTAATGCAAATGTTTAATGACTTGCAAGACATGGGCGGAGACGTAATGACAGACGCAGGTAAATACTTTAAGGACATTACACCTATAAACAAAGGTAATGCTCAAAGTAAAACAAATACCCGGAAAGAAACAATAACAGCAGGATATGGCTATGCGGCCAGATTAGATGATGGTTGGAGTAAACAAGCACCTAAAGGAATGACAGAACCTACCATGAAAGAAATGGACCGTCTAGTAACTGAATACATTAAAAGAGTAACATAATGGCTAAAAATATAGAAGTAACGTTAACCCTGGATACAAAAGGATATAATAAAAAGTTACAAAAAGCAAAGAACAGTACAGCGGCTTTTGGTGGGTCAGCAAACGTAACAAAAGGTAGTGTTATAGGACTAGCGGCAAGGTTTGCACCACTGGCGGCGGCAGTAGTAGGTGTAGGTGCGGCATTCAAAGGTGTAAGTAGTGCAATGAGCACAGCACAAGGCTTCCAGGATGTGCAAGTAACTCTTACCAACCTTATAGGTAGTGCTGAAGGTGGTGCCGCGGCACTGGAAATGATTCGAGATGTTGCTAAAGATTTACCTATAGAATTTGAAGAACTAGCCAAATCGGCTCCTGCATTAACAACAGTATCTGGCACAATAGGTGAATTAGAAGAAAACATGCTATTAGCGGCCGATATAGCGGCTAACTTCGGCATACCTTTTGAACAAGCGGCAGGACAATTACAGAGATCATTCAGTGCTGGTGCTGGAGCGGCAGATGTATTCAGAGAAAAGGGTGTATTAGCGGCGGCAGGATTTCAAGCAGGTGTAAGTGTTAGTATAGGTGAAACACAAGAAAAATTACGTGAATTTGGTGAATCTATTAAAGGTTCAGCACAATTATTAAACCAAACATTAACTGGTGCATTAAGCCAGACATCAGACAGGTTTACAACATTCCAGGATAGTGTAGGACAAGCAATGTTACCTGAATTTCAGGTATTCCTGCAGGAATTGGTAAAAGTATTTGATCAAAATGAAGAGTCAATCAAAGCATTTGGTGCCAGTATAGGTTCAGGTGTAGTAAATGCATTCAAATTATTACTAACATCAGGCGCAGTTGTAGTAGACTTTCTTACAATGTTGTTTAATACATTTAGAGGATTAGCACAATTTATACAAGATAAATTTGGTAATGTTATAGGTACTGTAATGGATTTTGCCGTTAGAGCTATAGCAGGTGTTGTAGAAACAGTTGGATTCCTAGGAAAACAACTTGGTAAAATAGTAGCATTTGCTTCTGGCGATGACTCTATGCAAAAGTACTTTGAGAATATACAGAATGCCGCAAATAAAGCCAGAACAGGCGGTATTGAAATGCTTAAAGAAAGCCTAGATGATATGAGCGAAGTAATGCCTGTTACAACAGCACAAGATTTTGTCGCCGGGTTTATAGCAACTATAGAAGCAGGTGCTGAAAAAATAGAAGAAAAGAACAAACGATTGGGAGGGGCTGGTAAAGATACTATTGTAGAAGTTGCACAAAGCACATTGTTAACAGTGGAAAAATTTGCTGATTCTTTTGGTGCTTTAAGTGATGGTGTATTAAACACAATAAAAACATTTGAGAGTGCTACAACTAAGTTATCAGATGACCTAGCAACAGCATTAACTGAAGGACAAGGCGCCGGAGATGCATTTAAGAACTACTTCAAAACGTTAGTAAAAGATATAATTGCACAGGCAATCAGATTAGCAATTATACAACCTATACTCAGCAGTATATTTGGTGTACAATTTGGTGCAGGTGGTAGTATAACCGGATTTAGCGGTGGATTATTTGGTAAAGCAAATGGTGGACCAGTGCAAAAAAATAGACCTTACTTAATTGGCGAACAAGGCCCGGAGGTATTTACACCATCAACTAGTGGCATGATTACACCTAACGATGAATTAGGTGGCGGTGGTGGCACAACAATTATAAACAATATAACCGCTATGGATACCCAAAGCGTAAAACAAGCCTTAGCAAAACAGGATCCAGAATTTATATTTGGACTTAGTCAAGCAGGTGCTAGGAGGGTACCAGGATAATGAGCCTACAAACAATTATAGATAACGCAACCTTTATAACAATTAAAAGGAAAAAGTTAGCAAGTCAGAGTGTAAGTCGTAGTGGCAGAGTACTCACAGCAGAAGTTGCCAGTGCTGAACCATACAGATTTGTTATAGGTATGCATCAGGGTTTAGCATACAGCAGTAACAGAGATTTAGTAGAAACACTGGATAACTTAGATGTTACAGTGGAAAGCACAATAGATATAGGAGGCACAAACAGTGGCCTTAACTATATTACAGCATATAAAGGTGGAATGGATACAAGTCAAGTAAATCAGGTAACAGTAACAAGTGCTACTGGCTTAAATATTGTACTAAACACCAGTTCTGTATCAGGAACTACACCAGCAAATGCATTTAAGAAAGGGGATTACATACAGTTAGATAATAATTACAGATATCCTTATACAGTAACAGCAGATGTGGCCTGGAATGCAAGTAGTGTTACTGTACCTATACACAGAGCATTTATACCACAAGACAGTTATACTGTTAGCGGTAAAGGTATAAACGTGGGTGTAGATGCAGAATGGCATGTTAAAATGGTTAATAAATTAAATTATACTATAGTACCTCATGACAGATTAGCATTTGACGGTGATTTTGAAGTAGTAGAGATTATAAGAAAAGAGGACGGCTAATGGCAGTTACTATACCAGAAGTTGATGCTGGAAATATAAAACATTGTATGTTAATTGACTTAACTATCGATGCAACCACATACTATATCAGCAATGCCTACAAAACATTAACACATAATTCTAATAATTATACAGAATTAGGTTCTCTTTTGGCTGTAGAACAATTAAGAGAAGATATAAAGACCACTAATGGTGACGTAAACATTACACTGAGTGGTATACCCAGTAATCAAGACTATGTGCAACTAGTGTTAGCAAGTAACGTAAAAGGTGGTAATGTTGTTATAAGCAGAGCATTCCTTAATGATGATTTAACTGTAAGTAATGTATACCAGAGATACAAAGGAGTTATAACTAACTTTAGTATCAGTGAAGATGAGAATTTAATTGATGGCGAACTAACCAATTCAGTAAGTGTTAGTTGTGCCAGTATTGTTACAGTACTAGAAAACAAAGTATCTGGCCAACGTACAAATCCCACAGACAGAGAAAAGTTCTTTGCAGGAGATAATACTTTTGACAGAGTACCTGACTTAAACAACGTACAATTCGACTTCGGTAGAGAATACACTGGAGGCACCGGCTACGGCGGTGGCGGAGGCGGTGGTGGCGGAGGCGGTGGCGGAGGCCGTAACCGTTACAGGAGCATACAAAGATAATGAAAGTAAGAAACGCAAAATTACAAGACTATGATGATATAAAAAGGTTAATGATAGACTTCGCTAACTTTAATCCAGTTGAAGATTTACAAAATCCACAATATGATTATAATCATGTCAATCGTGTTATAGATCATATACTTAAAACAGGTATTGCTTTAGTATGTGAAGAGCATGGCAGAGTAGTAGGCATGTTGTTAGCAACCATACAGGGAGATTTATGGTTACCACATGTAAAACGCATGACAGAAGTAGCATGGTGGGTAGAAGAATCATTTAGAGGTACAAGTGCTGGCGCAAGATTACTAAACAGGTATATAGCAATAGGTATAGAAGCAAAAGATAAAGGACACATAAGTTCATTTACATTAACAACACTATCAACAACTCCTGATCTTAAATTACAGGAAAGAGGTTGGGAAGCAATAGATTATAATTGGTGTTATAGAGGTTAAACATGGCAGTATTTACAGCAATAGCGACAGCAATAGTAGGTGCAATAGGTATAACAGGTTTTGCCGCAACGTTGGCCACAAGTATTATAGCAGGTGGACTAGCATTAGGAACAGCCAAAGTATTAGGCGTATTTAAGCCACCAGCAATGGGCAATGCAAAAGACCCAGGTGTAAAAATACAATTACCACCAGCAACAGATAATAAATTGCCTGTTATGTATGGCAGGAACTTTACAGGTGCCATTATTACAGATGCTGGTATATCTAATCAAAATGACACAATGACTTATGTGTTAGTACTCAGCGAAAAAACAGATTCAGGCACATATACTATAAACGACATATACAGAGATGATACTAAATTAGTATTTGGCTCAGGTGTAAGTGGACACATAGTACAAAGTGTTATAGACAGTAACAGTACAAGTACTACAAATGTATCAGGTAAGTTAAGATGTAGAGTATATGCCGGTGGTACAGGCAGTAGTAATCAGATATTCCCTACAACAAACAAAGTAGCCGCTACAACATTATTAAGCACAATTAATGGCAGTACTAACTATTCAGGTTTAGTATATGCTGTATTTGAAATAGATTACGATCAGGAAAACAATTTAATGGGATTGGGTGCTATAACATTTGATATCACAAACAGCCTAAGTGAGCCTAGTAATGTATTATTAGATTTTGCTCAGAATGGCAGATATGGCGCCGGTATAAGCAGTGATGATTTAGATACTTCATCCTTTAATGACTTGTATGACTATTCCACAGCACAGGTGGCCTTTACTACTAGTGCTGGTATAGGTGCAACACATAACAGGTGGAGTATAGATGGTATGTTTGGTACATATGGTAATGTTAAAGATACTATAGATACTATGTGCCAGGCATGTAGCACATTCTTTACATACAATCCTAAAGTTGGTAAATTCAGTGTAGTTCCTAACAGAGCCGCTACAACATCTGAAAAAACAGCCGCATTTCAATTTAATGACAATAATATAACAGGTGCAATAACTATAAGTTCACCTGAGCTGTATAGTACAATTAATGAAATAGAAGCAGAGTTCCCATTAGTTGCTAAAAAAGACCAAACAGATGTTGTGTTTATATCTACACCTGGTAGTGACAGAAATGCAAATGAACCAGATAACAAGTTAAGCACAAGATATCCAGTAGTAAATGACTTCCCCAGAGTACATAATTTAGCAAATATTGACTTAAGACAAAGCAGAGTTAGTACAGTTATAGAATTTGATGCAGATTATAGTGCAATACAGGTAGACACAGGCGATGTAGTTAAAGTAACAAGCAGTCTGTATGGTTATACTAACAAATTGTTTAGAGTTATGCGTGTAACAGAAAAAGAAAGCACAGAAGGCATGCTAAGTGTTAACATAGTAGGACTAGAGTATGCTGATACAGTATATGATCATGCAAATGTCACAAGCGGTAGTGCTGTAAATGTAAGTGGATTTACACCATGGTGGATTAACTATGGTAACGCCAATGTAGATATTGGTAATGTTATTATTATCGATGATATCAGTAGTAATATAGCAGATATAAGAGATTATGGTAATGGTGCTATAATAGGAAATATAGATATAGCCAACATAGCAAATATATCTCACACAGGAATAACAGTTCCTAGTATAAAGTTCCCTATAACAGTACCAGATTTACCTGGCTTGGATGAATTTGAAGTAGCAATTAAAAATCAGACGGCTGAAGATGCTGGTGATACTGTAGATTTTACACCAGTACAAACAGTAAAACCACCTTTAGACATAGGTGTATTTAATCCTGGTAGTATTGTGGATATCACAGTACCTATAAAAGACTTAGGTAGTGGTACAACAGATACAGCAGATGAGCCAGAAATACAAGATTATGTGTTAAAAGTAAAAGGTAGTAGCAGTCTTACAGGAACTAGTACACAGGAGCCGGTAAGTGCACCTATACCTGTTTTGCCTAAAAATTTCGTTAATCAAACAATAACGGCACCATTTGCACCAGGTACTCAGATAGAAGACAGACCTGCAAATAATGTCACAGTAGCAAATGCACAGGTTACAGCAAATACAGATCTAGGATCACCAGATGCACAGATAACACCTGTAACAAATTATGATATCAGTAAAGTAGAGCAAGGAGATTACAGTATTGTAGCAAGTACAACACCTCTAGGTGCTATAACGCCGGCTAATCCTACATATGATGTTGCATTCAGTGTAATAGGAGACATTACATATGAAGGATTAGATTTCACTATACCCACAGCACCAGTAGTAGTAGATACTGTATCAAATGAATTTGGTATAGTAGATGGTTCAGGTGTATTCATTATAGCACAAGAGAATTTTATGACAATGACTTCTACAAATAAAATAAGTATATCTAATGCAGATGCTCAAACAAATGCAGGTGCTAATGCTAATTTAACTTATGTACCTGCTCAAGCAAATATTAGTCTGTCAGGTAATTCCAGCATGGATATAGCACCAACTGTACCTAGATCTTTTGTCAATAACAAATATGATATCTTAAGAATTACAAAAGGAGATTCCTTCTAATGAAAAGTTATATATTTTATAAAACAAGTGATGGCACTATTACTATGCAAAAACAGTATAATAATGTATCTAGTGCTGACAAAACAGTATCTCTAAATCCAGGTTTAGCATATATTGAGGGCAGAGTAAAAGATATAAATGCTTATAAAGTAGATTTAAGTGATTTAAGTATAGTGGCTAGTACGGCTAATCAATATAATCCTCCTGTAGAAGCAACATTAAGACAAAAAAGAAATTCTTTATTAAAAGCATGTGACTGGACACAAAATGCAGATAGCCCACTATCAGACAGTAAAAAAACAGAATGGCAGACATACAGACAAGCATTAAGAGACTTACCAGATACTAACTCAGCATCTGCATATAAACAAATTGTATGGCCAACTCCTCCTGCGTAAAAATTGCAGAAAAGGATAAATAGTAATACAAAATAAGGCACATGCGAATACGCATATAGCAAGTTCCATTAGGAGGCGAACATCTATGAAATACCACAATAAATCAACAACTTATAACTTCTGGAGAATATCATGAGCGGCCGGCTTCTATCCTTCAGTCAGTATCTGGGCGGCGCATCGTCAGTCAAGGTCGTAGAAATGTTCCCCGGTGATCAAAGAGCTTATACTTACAACTTTAACAATGCTGATGTTTCAGGTTATACATTCTCTGCAGATTATCAATCTATTTTATTATCAGACGTCACTTATAATACAGCATCAGGCGAACCTACGTTTCAAAATACAAACGTAAGTGGATATTTTACAAATACGGCTAATGTAAACGCAAGTACCTATATAAATAGCACTGGAGCCGCATCAGGCTTAGTAACACTAACTATACCGGCAAACAGGTATACAGGAAATGTATTACCAAATGCTAGAGCAAATGTTGTGTGTACTGTTTTATCCTTTCAGTGGGAGTCTACAGATACACCACCGCAAAAGGAAAGGCACAGATTTGCTATTTTAGAACGATTTGACCCCACAGTAGGCAAAGTACCAGCCGATCCAGCACTAGAAAGCAATTTTGTAGCATTAACATAAGGAGACTGATATGGCTAATATAACAGTTGCCGTAACAGAGTCCAATGTTACAGTCGCAGAAACACCCTTACAGGTAAATGTAAATTCTACTGATAATACAATAACAGTAACTGAATCTAGTGCTACAGTAAATGTATCTAGTACTGTATCTAACATTTCAGTAGGTAATACAACATTTAACACGTTAAATGTTAATTCTAATTTATCTATAGCCAATTTAACAGTAAGAGACAATGTAGACATTGGAGCCAATCTAGATGTAACCGGTAATATTATCACAGGTATTATTTCTGCAGATCCAGGTGTAATTGCTAGAGCAAATACTACGCCAGGCATTGAAATACAAAATGTTTTTGATACTACAGCGGCATTTAGATTAAGGGATGGAGACTGGACACCAGGAATTTTTGGTAGTTCTGCAAATAACACTTATACATACGAAATACAAGGTCCAAGTGTAACCTATGGAGATGGTGTTCCTCATGTAGCCGGTGGTGCTTTAATAGGAAAAGACATGATTTTCCAAGATTTTGGACTTAAATTTACCGGCTCAGCAGGTAATTTTGGTAACATTTCTGGTGCAAGAAATTTGTCAGTAAATACCATAGATAGCAATCTCGTAGTAGATAACGGTGTACACCCAGGCTATATAAGAACAACAGGTGGCATGAGAGCAGGTACTGGAATAGATATTCCTACTGATAACGAAAATGGCATAGTAATCAGAGACGGAGATAATACAGGCGAAAATCCTGTACTTGCAAGTAGTAATTTCACTTCAGCAAATGCTACTTATGGATATCTAATACAAGCATCTAATATAACTGGCACAGCAGACGGAGTAACATATCCTGCTGTGGTACACAGAGCTATAGGAAATAATTCTGGTAGTGACGGATTAAAAGGATGTGATTTTGTTATAAAAGATATGAACCTTAAAATGGTGGGATCATATGGTAATATATCAGCAAGTGATGTTAATGTAAGTCAAATTTCTGCCACAACTGTAACAGCAAATGGTAATATCTCTGGTAATTATATTTTAGGTAATGGTAGCCAGTTAAGTGGTATTGTGTTTGATCTATCAGGCTCTACAACAGATGATTTAACACAGGGCACAACAAACAAATACTTTAGCACCAGCGGAGCAACCGTAGATACAGATGCTTTAACAGAAGGTAGCACAAATCAATATTATACAAATAGCAGAAGCAGAGGCGCAGTAAGTGTAACAACAATAACACCTAGTGGAGATGGTTCACTAACATATGATAATACTACAGGTGTATTTACATTTGCACCAGCAAACGTGGCTGGTGGCGGTAGTGGTAACTATAATGATGCCAATGTTACATCATTACTATCAGGCGGAACATTAAATTTAGCAAATATTTCTAACGGTGGTTCTACCGCTGGAGGAAATGTAGTTATAGAACATAATGATGGACATAAAATTTATATAGACAAATACGGCTTAGGGTATACGGCTAATTTAGATCAGATATCCATGAATCAGTCAGTAATTTTACAATCTTCTACGCATAGTAACAGCACCTTACGAGGCCGTGCAGTATCGCAAAATTACATAAGAACAGGTGGGTCTCCGGCCAGTCCAACAGCATCAGTTGATAAAACAGTAGTTGCACAACAAAAATATTTTGGATTCGATGGCACTAATGCAATATTAGATAGAAAACCTCAGGCTATGTATAATGTGTTCGTTGATGGGACTGTGAGTGCAAATAATGTTCCACTAACACACGAATTCGTTGCATTTGCTAACGCTTCGCTGTATGATTCTAATGCCAGTAGCAAGGAATTATCCTTAATGACTTTAAGTTCTGATGGAACAATAATGTTTAACAGAGAGGGGCAATTAGGAGATTACAATAGCGCCATCCAACCAAGTGTAACAATATCTAAAGACGGCACTATATTAAGTCTAGCAAATATTACAGCCACAGGAAATGTAAGCGGTAACTTTATTTTAGGTAACGCTAGGGCAACAACAGGTATTATAACAACAAATGTTGCAGAAGGCACTAATCAATACTTTACAGATGCCAGAAGCAGAGGTGCGGTAAGTGTAACACAAGCAAGTGCTAGTGGTACAGGAGCATTAGCATATAACAGTGGTACAGGTGTGTTTACATATACACCACCAGATTTAAGTGCGTCTGGTTTAACTAACGCTCAGGCACAATCATTTATACAAAGCAGTGGTTTGGCTATGACTGCCGATATAACAAGTGACAGTCTAATAAAAACAACTGGTAACTTACAGGTTAACGCAGATACAGATGTAAGTGGACTAAGTGGATTAACATTTGATAGTGCCACAAACAATTTAGGTTTAGGTACAACAACACCTAAAGCCGCATTACATATTAGAGGAACCAGTAACGAGACACAGATATTCATGACTGAATATAATGGAACTAGTAGTGCAGGTATAGATATCAGAACATTTAGAGCAGGTGGATCAGAGGCTAGTCCTACTGTAACACCTAAATCAGACAGAATATTTGCACGAAACCATTATGCATATGACGGCACAGGAACAGGCGGAGATGGTATTTCTTCTGGTTTCCAAAATGCATTTACAGAACAAATTATTACAGATCCAAGTATAGATCATGCATCAGAAGTAGTTCCTGTATTCCATCAGTATTATACATATCTTAATGGAGATGCTACAGCAAGTAATCCACACGCATTAATGCGTATGAGA